GGAGGTAAACATGGCCTTTACTTATATCGGACCAGCTAAGTGGTTATCTCTTTTTCAGAGTAACCCCAGCGTCAGCGATTCTCCTGCTGCCTTAAATTCAGATTGGTTCTGGCTCGACCTTAAGGTAAATGGGCGGATCGTACTAGCTTCAGCTCGATCAGTCGATGCGGAGTTTCTCGCATCATTTGGCCAGGCTATCGCTGGTTACGTTCCTTCCCACTATCTTGGTCGTGTCAAGATCACCCTGAACTTTAAGGGTAGGACGCGAGCTGGATTTCTCACTGTTAGACTTCCTGTGTTCTTCGAGACGCGACTTTCGAAGTCTTTTAAGACTTTGGTTTTCGTTATCGATCATCACCGGTTGTCTTCAGTGATGGCGAGGGCCAGAAGACTGGTTATCTCGCAGAGATTTGGTGGAAGTAGTGCCCACCTTATCCCGTATGGCTTCGGCTTCCCGAGGAATGCCCTATGAGTCGCATTAGTCCTCAGTCCGTCCGAACCGTGTTTGAGCGAGGTAGGGATCTAGGAGATGGTACGGGTTATCATGTTACAACCCCTCCACCCACCTATGAATCTTACAATCGCGTTTACACGGGCGTAAAGACTCCGAACTTTCGCAACTTAAAAGGGCGTCAGCTACCGGTTAACCCGTTTAGCATGACACTAACTCAGGTTGACGATTCGCAGGCTATGGATTCCTTAGTACAGAAGGATGGGAATGGTCACATTATTCTCAACACCCTGTCTTTGGATACCACTGGCCTGCTTTTTAGCTATACGACCACGACTGTACCGTCCTCGAGTCATAATCCGAGGGCTCGCGATAATGCAATTACTAAGCTTATCGCTAGAGCAGAAGCAGATCTTCAGGCTAATCTTGCCCAGGATATCGCCCAAATGAATCAGACTGTATCCTTAATCGCAGGAACTGCGAAAAGGATAACTTCTGCCATTAGGTCGGTTCGCCGGGGTAATATAGTCGAAGCTGCTAAAGCTCTAGGTACGCCACCTCCTCGATCTGGCTATCTTTGGCCAAAGGGAGGTAAGCATCCTTCCGCTACGCAGAACGTTGCCAATAATTGGCTCGAACTGCAGTATGGTTGGAAGCCCCTTCTTCAGGACATTGATGGCTCGATGCGTTCCCTTGCAAATGCAATTAACTTGGGACGCGAGGTGCGTCGTGTTTCAGCCTCGTCGACTTACACAACGACAGATCGAGGTACGTTTGCAAATCCGTGGCTTGGTGGCGGTCCTCCCGTTGGTAGTTGGAACTATACCATGGCGACCACCTCTAAGTACGTGATGCG